ACGCTTGAATAATCCGCGTTTAATCTAATATAGTCCTCTATTGTACCACCTGTTTCTTCCATAAAAGCAACAAGCTTTTCTATGTTTTCCGGCAAAACCCTTTGCTCAGCTACTTGCTTATGCTCTTCAACTGCTTTTTGCAATTGATTATTAGGCAACGCATCATCACCTTCTTCAATTAATTGTATAGGCGAATTTATTCCTTCTTCGGGCTTCCGTACTTCTTTAGCCACTTCTTCGCCGTCTGCACTGTTTTTTGATTCTTCGACAACAGCATTGCTATCATCTGTCTTTTGTGTTTGAACGGCATTTGGATCTTGATTTAATTCATCTTTTGGAATTACTACTTTCGTAATAGCATCAGGCACATCCACCAAAGGTTCTTTGATACTGACTTTAACTGTTGCTTGTTCCGTGTTTGCTAATTGTTTTGGCTTTTTTGCTTTTCCTTTTAAGCTAAAATCGCCCTCTTTTTTTACTTCTGACATAATATAATATAATTAAATAGTTGTTTGTAATTCTACCTAGGACCAAACTCTTCTAAACCAAATCCACCTAAAACATCATTTCCAGATGACTCGAAATTTTTAGGTAATCCTTCTGTTTGTCTTTGGTTAATTAATTCAGATTGCTGTGTTCCTTGTAGTTTTATTCTTTGATCTTTTCGATCTTCAATTTCTTGTTCTTTTGCTTTTGTTGCACCCATCTGAGCCTGGGCTAGTTGTATATTGTAATTAAACTCTTCAGCCATTAACTCTCTTTTTATTTGAGCTTCTGTTTGCATACGTTGTATTTCAAACTGCGACTTAGCTTGCTCTATACTTACTTTCTCTTGAGTTAGCGCTTGTTGTTTCTGCACTTCAGCCATAGCCGCTTTTTCAGCAGCTTCAGCGTTTGCTTGTGCTTGAGCTTGTATATTTGCTTGTTGCTGCTCTTGTTCTCTTTTTATCTTTTGCGTTTGCCTAAGTTTTAAAAACTGATTAGCAAGTTTTAGATTTTTTATTTGACGGATATCAATAGCGTCGGATAAAGCAATTGCTCCTGTTTGTAGAGCCATTTGTATATTCTGTTCTAAAACAGCTTTTTCTTCGTCCTCAGGTTCTAGATCTAAGTATATACCAAAGTCGTGTATCTGTAAATTTATTAATTCTTCTAAAGTTTTAGCGTTAAATGTGCTAATAGCATTTGTCAATGCGTTTTCGTTTAAAGGATTTTGTAATACGTCTGCAACTTTTAAACTAATGTTTTCGCAAGTTCTAACAGTAATATACAGTAAAGAATCTAGTAAGTGCTTAGTAGCAATATTGGATGCGTTAGCAGCCATCTTTTGCAATCCTACAAGTGAATCTTTAGCAGGCGCACTACCATCTCTTGCTTCATTTAACCCCGTGACATCCCGAATCATTTGTAAATAGTACTGATATGTACCAATTAAACTTTGTATTTTAGCTTGACCCGATGACGTTGATAATTCTTGCACAGGTACTTTACCTCTATTTAATTCACCGTCTTGGGTCAATGATCTACCTACGATGGAACCAGTTTGAAAATACATATTTAATGCTTCAGCTGGATTGTAATTTGTACCGTTACCTAAATCAACTTCGGCTAAACCGTCCATGTCTAAAAATACACCGTCTGGTACTATTCTAGACATTACTTGTTGCAGTTTAAGATGTGTCAGTTGAATCATATCTGCAAAGCCTGTTATTTTACTAACTATTGATTCTATGCGTCCCTTGTACATTCTAGGTGCTGATATACAGTAATTCATCATTACTTTTGTAGTGTCAGCTGTTGGCCTTGTCATATTTTCAGCCATTTTCCACTCTAATAAATGATCTGTACCGAGAACCTTTGCTCCGGTGTATAACACCTCTATAGTTCTGGATACTCTTTCAAAATTATCGTTTTCAGGCGGATTAAATGTATCAGGCTTTGCTAATGCTTTTTCCAGCCCTTGGTCTGTCTTTTTTATTTTAAACACCTGGTCCATGTAGGTTTTGTATTCAAAATACATTACCTGTACAGTGTTTTCATCATAATTACCCCATCCTGTTACGTATTGTCTATTATTAGGGGTTTCTTGTATTCTTCTTAATTCATCTTCCGATATATTTGGAAATTCTTTTTTAAGTTCAGGTAAAGATATAGACTTTACTTCACCTACATAATATATGTCTTCAAAGTTAGGATCTTCGGTATATGAATAAACCATATTGGCAGGGTCTACATATTCAGTAACAATACCCTCTGCTTTATTAAACCTGGTTTTATTAGCTCCAATACCAATAGTAGTTAAATCGTACGCTACTCTTTTCTTAATTTCGTCGTATTTATTAAAACTTAAGACATTGTTTATAACTTCTTCTTCTGCTATTTCTACATTTTGTTTGTAGGTCATTTGAAGATGCACGTCTAACTCTTCCCTGCTTTCCGGCAAAGCTTCCATATCTCCAGTTAAAGAAAAATCCATACCGATGTTTTCTTTAATGTTTACTAAAGCCTGCTTAGTATTCATATCTTGTTCTACGGCAGCAGCGTAATCAGTTCTGCTTTTTACAGAAAAAGGATCTTGAGCAAAAGCTGTTATATCATATGATTTATTAGCCATGCCGTTTACGACAATATCTACAAACTTTGCTATTACCGCAACAGGCTTCCAATCTAAATTAAGATATGACAAATCACCGTTTATAGATAACTCATCTTTGTATTTCTGCACTGGCTGTTCACCTCTTGCATATAATCTAAGTGAATGAAAATTGTTCCAATTTGTTAAGTATCTATTACCTCCAGATCTACCTTGGTTAAACCATTCTTGCTCAATAGCTTGAGAAACCTGTAGACCGTAATCTCTACTTGCTTTTACCTCATTGCTTTCAATTTGGCTAGGAAATGCACTGTTAGTGTTTGTGTATATTTTCATTTATTTTATTATTTTAGACAAAGAACCTCTATTGTCAAACTTTTTAAATCCTAAATTGTAAATTTTTTTATGTACAGGACTGTTTGGTGCGTATAAATTTTTATTGCAAGCCATTATGGCTAACCCTGAACTTATAGAAGCATCGTGCTTTGTCCTGTTATTTATATTAAACTTAGCCCAATCTTCAAGCGTTCTTTGAAAATACATATCACCGTAGCCTTCTTCGTTTTGGCCTACAAAGGTTTCTATGTATGTTTCTATAGCTGCGGCATGAGCCTGTTTAATGTCTTCACTTGAATTAGGAATTCCACCTATCTCTCTTTCAGTTATCGATAATTTATTGTACTTCTTGTCCGGTCTATTCATAGAGTAACCCCTGTAGCCTCTTCTTTTAAAATGATAAAGCAATCTAGGTTTGTTGTTTTCTGCTAATATTGGCATACCGTAAAATACGCAAGCCATTAATACATCTTCAAAAAACATTTCAGCTGTTTGCGGTCTAGCTATATATTCTAAAAAGAATCTATTAGGCGGAACATCTTCCATGCTAAACTTAGTTAAACCATGTAAGGCTCCGTTAGAACCTCTTTTGTCAACTGTACCTGATATATCATAACTGTCACATCCAAATGCGCCGCAGTGTTCGTTGCCTGGATATTTTGTATTACCTTTTACTATAACCCTGTTTTGTAATTCAACCGGAGGAACCCACGTAATTTTAAATCTACCATTTTTGTTAGGCATAAATAAAACCTTAGAATCTTTTATACCATTTTCCCATTGGAAGCTTCCTGTAGTTACTATTGAGCTATTTCTTAAATCTTCATTGTAATCTACTTGTTCGTATATTTTAGTAAGATTAAACAGTGACTGCTTTGTTTCATCTCTAAAAGCGTGTTGCTCTGTTCTTGGAAACTGACGATAGTATTCATTTAAACCGTCTTGATCACTCTTTAAGCCATCAACTTCATTTTGCCAATAATCAATAACTCCTTGATCTATTAGATCTCCCTGCGGTCCCTCAATTGCCTCTTTCGGCGTGTTGAATACAGGAAATCCATAAGAATCAATGTATCCTTCGTAGTTCCATTCCATAGGTATGAACAAACTATAGAGTCCTGAACGAGTCTGTCCATTGGCGTTTCTTTTTTCGACATCTGAATCATAATAAAGTTTTTTAAAATTCTCTCCTCCTTTGTCTAAAGCATTTGACGTTGAACCCATCATACACTTACCTATAATTCTAGAACCTAATCTTAAACAAGTTTTAGTTACCCTCCAGTTGTTTAATATGTTTGTAGGTCTTTCCCACTTTCCACTTTCATCGTGTACTAGTAGTTTTAATTTTTCACCGTCGTACGAGTTGTCCCCGGTGTTCTTCCAGTCGATCGTTGTATCGAGACCGGTGATCTCCTGTAGTTTCTCGTTGGTGTCGAGTTTCTTACGGGTAAACTTTGACGCGGGTACCCTGTATGCGAGTTCTGTCTTCGGCCTGTCCATACCGTCCTGGATTGGTTTGAAGAAGAAGGGGTAATTAACCGAAATGGGGACGACCTTATCAGTAAACATCTTTTTGGCGTCTGGCCCTGACTTTGATAAAATGCCAAATCTTGAATCTGTGGATATTGTTGCCTGATTAACCGCCTCGCCTGATGCCATGAAAGAGAAACCTGACCGTCGGTTCTTAAGATAACACATTCCGTAACACCGTTCATCTGCCTTACAAGCTTCCCAGAATAAATAGAATAATCTGTTTGATTCCCTAAAGTCTGGCTGCCCAACATCAATTTTGGACCACTGCAAGTACATGTAGTTAGTACCAGTAATGTAAGTAGGCTTGCCTTTATTAATAAACCAAAAGCCTTCTTCACGCCTTTTAAACTCTGTGTCAATATAGTCATACCATTTTTCTTTAAACTCAACTGGGTATTCATCCCAATCAAATACTGATTTAATTTTACTTAGTTCCTTAGGATACTGTTGATATTCCCATTTGTCAGATTCAAACTCGGTTACATTTTCTTTTTTAGGTAAACCTATAATTAATCCTTGTATATTATATATTTCACCAATTTCACCAGTCTTACTTATAACAATAAGATCATACTCCTTGTTGTATCCGTATTTCCATTTCTTATACCTATTTAATCTATTGATTACTTTAGGCTTTACATAGTCTTTTAATACCGTTACTAAACTTTGCTCGTACATTACCTAGATCTCCCTTCTGCAAAACCCTTAAAAGCTTTTTCTCCTGTAGCTTCTTTTGGTTTGTCATTTAGTTTTTCTTCTTCTTCTTCTATTCTGTTAAGTATTTCAAAAGCGTCGAATATAGCTAACTTTTTTGTAGCTGCAGCGTTTTTTAATCTGTCAGCGGTTATATCATCACCTGAATCAACAATAGCTTCTTTAGCTACTTTAATTAATTCTTCAACTGCTTTTTGCCCAGCTAGGATTATACCCTTCTTCGTTTCCTTCGTGTTCATACTTAATTACAATATCATTAGATTTCATACAATAAACTCTTTGATCGTCTATAATAAAATCCCATTCACTGTTAGGCGTAAAGCCTACTACATCTCCTGGGCTTATTTTAAGCGCGTCTAAGGACTTATTACCGTATTTTAGTATACCAATAAGCTTTTGCTCTTTATCGATCCTTAGAGAGTCTTTATTTTTCAAAGGCATTACAAAACACCTGTCTCCAAATGATTTCCAATCTCCTGTATTCTTATACAAATATATCTGGTCAATAGCGCAAAAATATAAATTGTCTTTAAAAAATGATCTACTATTTTTTTTAACACCTTTCATGTCGTAGAATACTCTAAAAACATTATGGTGTATAACTATTATGTCGCCCTTCTTTATATTTGTTTTAAAAGCTTTCGGTGTTTCAACTACGACAGCCAGGTTGTTTACTGACTTGAAGCTTTCTATTTTGGTATTTAAAACTAAAGTTTTATTACCGAGCTTTAATTCGTTTTCGTATCTATCACCTAAAGGTTTGATGATAAAATCATACAAGCTTCTCATTAGTACTCTAAGTCATACTCAACGGATATTGCCATGTTAGAATTAAATTTCTTCCATGGCATAACCTCGTCTTGTTTTTTTATAAAGATACTGTATGAGTTCGTAGAATTGTCGTGCAGTATATCGGAAATTATGTGCCCTCCGTAAACTTGCTGACCTACGGAATAATGCATGGCATCGTTCTTGTAATCAGAACCTATACTAATTTTTCTTATAATAGAACTCATTAGTCTACAACTTCAAGCGTTTTTGTTTCTGGTTGTTCAGCTTCTTCGTAAGTACCATCAAC